CCGGATAATGCTGTTTACGCGTGGAATGCTCGCCGCCCATCTCAACCCAAGCAGGGTTGCCTAGCATCTCAACAAAATGCTCGCCAATCATAATCGCCACGCCCTCGCCCTCTTTCCAGTACAGCTGCGGTATAACATCGCCGTTAACTTCTGCCGCTACTTCCGCGAGGGTATAATCGCGGCTCATGTTGTGCGACAGTTTATCGCAAGCGGCTTCGACCAAGCCGCGCGCCCACACAAGCGATATGCCTTTTCTACGTTCGACTGTGTTCATTTGATTTTCCTTGAAAGGTTCAGCGGCTAGGATTTACCCTAGCCGCCTTGTGGTTAAACTACGGAAGCAGTTTGAAACCAGCGATTTGGAGCTTGCAAGCCCTAATCGCGATAATGCTCTCTGAGATTTTCAGGTCACACACTTTAGCGGGTTGGTCCTTGCTTAAGGTGTCCATGATTTCCTGCAACGCCTTCTCTACAATTTTTGAAAGCATCAAGCGCGCGGTTGCTTCTTTTGTGTCCGATTCCTCGCACTTTTTCAGGTACATGCGTACGGCTTTCATGTGCAGTTTCAATCGGTCAGCCGCCATTTTCCGCATCGTTTTATCGTCGATATCGGTAAGATACTTCGATTCGGTGTTGAGCAAGAATTTAGTGCGCTCGCCTTTCATGTTGTCGATGATTACCGCTTCGACGCGCTTGTGAGTAAGCGCATCAAAGCCATCGCCTTTTTCGTCCAACATGGCGTAACGCACGCCATCAGAAAACAACGCCATCGCCGCGCGCTTCCAACAATCGAGCGCGGTTTCACCTGCTTTGGTAGCGCTACCAAGCAGTTTGACGGTTTCAGCCGCCAACGTGATTGACGGCGCACCCGCCGCTTGCAACATAGGTGTTACCTGTTTGATGTCCATCTAAAGCCTCCGTTAAAACGTGATGTCGTTATCGAACCGACAACTGCATTGTCTCACAATCTGGCTTCTATGTCAATAGGTGGTAGCTACCACCAGCATTGCGCACCCACCGTCCCCCACCCCGCCGCTCTGGAGTCAGGAGTCTCACGCGCTCTATCACTGTGTTCTGCGCTGTCATAGAGTTGTTTTAAAGCTTGAAGTAGAGGCGGGGTTGTTTTAAAGCTTGAAGTAGAGGCGGGGTTGTTTTTAAGCTAAGGAGGGAGGGGGGGTCTATTATTTTGTGTGCGTTTTTGCCCTATAGCTACCCCACCCCCTGCTATATAGGAACCCCCCACGTCACAAAATAAACGTATTCCAAAAAAATAATATACAATTCGCCCAGAAACGCACTTTATTATTGGAGCAACGTTTCCCTCCTATGCTAGAACTCCTGCCTGACCCGTCTTTACCCCCTATCCCCAGTGCCCCACAAGCAGGGATAGAAGCCATGGTTGACGATCTTGGCTTAACTAAGTTGCCGGGACAGAAGTACAAGACCTTCGCAGACCACTTCGGGGGGCAGACCACTGCACGGTTAGCCAACCTGCTCACTAACTATGATGGCGAGGTAGTTAAGGACGCCACCCAACTGCGTACCTATGTGACGCACCGCCTTGTAGAAGTATCCAATTGCGGGGACATAAAGCACGAACTAAAAGCCTTGGAACTATTAGGTAAGATTCCAGAGGTTGGTTTGTTCTCAGAGCGCACAGAGATCACGGTTACCCATAAGACATCCGACGAGTTGGCCGAGGCTATACGCAACAAGATACAACGGCTGCTAAACCCTGACGTTATAGATGTAACGCCATTCAATGAGGAACTAGAAGAGGCGGAAGAAGCTGAAACGCTAGATGAAGTACTCGGCTTTGGAAGCATGGAAGAAACAGAAACAAAGCCCGAATGATTGGGTCAGCCCAAGAGTTGCAAACTCTCTATCAAAACATTCATAAACTGAGTGAATCTGACCAACGGGTGATCCTGCGGCAGCTAGAAGTCTTTGAGCGCCTGCAAAGCATAGAGAAATGCAGAGTTAAGTTCTTGGACTTCGTGCGTATGACATGGCCCATATTTATAGCGGGTCGGCATCATGCAAAGATGGCAGATGCGTTTGAGCGGGTGGCTGCTGGGGAGTGCAAAAGGCTCATTATTAACATGCCACCCCGCCATACTAAGTCCGAATTTGCCTCTTGGCTGCTCCCAGCGTGGTTTTTAGGGCGTTTTCCGTCTAAAAAGGTCATTCAAGCGTCCCATACTGCTGAATTAGCGGTCGGCTTCGGTCGAAAAGTGCGAAATTTGGTTGATTCCGAGCTTTATTCTGAGATATTCCCCAACGTGTCCCTGCAATCGGACTCAAAGGCTGCGGGTAGGTGGAATACGAACAGTCAGGGCGACTACTTTGCTATTGGTGTAGGCGGTGCGGTCACAGGTAAGGGCGCTGACTTGCTCATTATTGATGACCCACACTCAGAACAAGAGGCTGCGCTGGCTGAGAACAGCCCAGACATCTACGACAAGGTCTATGAGTGGTACACCTCTGGCCCACGGCAACGGCTCCAGCCAAACGGTGCAATTATTGTAGTGATGACCCGTTGGAGCCAGCGAGACTTGACGGGGCAGGTGCTTAAGTCCAGTGCACAGCGCGGTGGGGATGACTGGGAGGTCATAGAGTTTCCTGCATTGATGGGGGAAGACCAAGATAAACCCCTGTGGCCCGAGTTTTGGTCGCTGGATGAACTAACTGCCCTCAAGCAAGAACTTCCAGTACATAAGTGGAACGCCCAGTACCAACAAGCACCCACCTCCCGTGAAGGGGCTATAGTTAAGAAAGAGTGGTGGCGGCTGTGGGAGGAGGACTTACCGCCCAAGTGTGAGTTTATTATCCAGACATGGGATACGGCGTTCGAGAAGAATAATCGTGCGGACTACAGCGCCTGCACCACATGGGGGGTGTTTCATAACGATGCCGACAACGACGGAAAGGGTGGGCCTAACGTTATCCTGCTAGATGCGTTCCGTGACAGGATGGAGTTTCCGGAGTTAAAGCGGGTGGCTCAGGCACACTATAAGGAGTGGCAACCGCATAGTTTTATTGTGGAGAAGAAGGCATCGGGAGCGCCGCTGATATACGAGTTGCGGGCGATGGGCATACCCGTGCAAGAGTTCACCCCCAGTAAGGGTAATGATAAGATAACCCGCCTAAACTCCGTGTCGGACTTGTTTGCGTCAGGCAAGATATGGATGCCCCAGATACGGTGGGCGGAAGAAGTTGCAGATGAGGTGGCATCATTCCCGGCTGGTGAGCATGATGACTATGTAGACTCGCTGACTCTTGCGTTGATGAGATTTAGAAAAGGTGGGTTCCTTCAAACTGATTTGGATGAGCCTGAACCCAAGAGAGAATTTAAATCCCATCGACAGATGGCGTACTACTAAGGATAAGCAATGGCAACCAATATGGATAAAGGTTTATACCAAGCCCCGCAAGGGTTGGAAGCCCTCGCCTCAAATGAGCCTGACCTTCAGATTGAAATTGAAGACCCCGAGGCTGTTCGCATCAAGACTGGTGGCGTGGAGATTGAGATTGAGCCGGGGGAAGGCAGTGATGCGTTTGGTGCAAACCTTGCCGAGGACATGTCCGAACAGGAGTTGGCTACCCTTGCAGGAGAGTTGCTTGGGGACTACGACACCGACCTGACAGCGCGTAAAGACTGGCTTGACATCTACGTCAAGGGCTTGAAGTTGCTTGGTTTGAAGTATGAGACGCGTACAGAGCCGTGGGCAGGGGCGTGTGGGGTGTTCCATCCGTTGCTGATGGAGAGTGCGGTTAAGTTCCAGTCCGAGACCATCATGGAGACCTTTCCTGCATCTGGGCCGGTACGCACACACATTATAGGTAAGGAGACCCCGGAGAAGAAGGACGCGGCGGTTCGTGTGAAAGAGGACATGAACTACGAGTTGACTGAGGTGATGCGCGAATACAGGCCAGAGCATGAACGGCTCCTCATCTCCCTGTGTCTATCCGGTAATGCCTTCAAGAAGATTTACTTTGACCCCGCGCTTGAACGCCAGACGGCTGTATTTATCCCCTCAGAGGATATGGTGGTTCCTTATGGTGCGATGAACCTTGAGTCAGCCGAGCGTGTTACGCACAGGATGCGTAAGACCAAGAATGAACTGCGGCGCTTGCAGGTTGCTGGGTTCTACCGTGATGAAGACCTTGGCGAACCCATGACGGTGATGGACGACGTGGAGAAGGAAAAAGCACGGGAACAGGGCTTCTCTGCATCAGTAGATAACCGCTACCAACTGCTTGAGATGCACGTCAACCTTGATCTTGAAGGCTACGAGGATGAGGATGATGATGGTGAGCAGACGGGGATTGCACTGCCTTATGTTGTTACCATAGAGAAAGGTACGCAAACCATTCTGGCTATTCGTCGCAATTGGCTGGAAGATGACAAGCTAAAGATGCGGCGGCAGCACTTCGTACACTATGGATACATCCCCGGCTTTGGCTTCTACTACTTTGGGTTGATCCACCTTATCGGCGGTCATGCTCATGCAGCCACTTCTCTCTTGCGTCAGCTTGTTGATGCAGGAACATTATCTAACTTGCCCGGAGGTTTGAAAGCAAGGGGCTTGAGGATCAAAGGCGATGACACACCAATCGCACCGGGGGAATTCAGGGACGTAGACCTGCCTTCCGGGGCTATCCGTGACAACATCCTACCACTTCCTTACAAAGAGCCAAGCCAGACGTTATCGCTCTTGATGGATAAGATTGTTGAGGATGGACGCAGGTTTGCAGCCGTAGCTGACCTCAAGGTATCGGACATGTCGGCACAGTCCCCGGTTGGGACTACCTTGGCAATTCTGGAGCGGGTGCTGAAAGTGATGAGCGCAGTTCAAGCGCGGATTCATTACACGATGAAGCAAGAGTTTAAGCTGCTGCGGGACATCATTCGGGACAACACCCCCGATGAGTACAGCTACGAGCCTGAAGTTGGAAGCAAGAAAGCCAAGAAAGCCGACTACGACTCTTGCGATGTGTTGCCGGTGTCAGACCCCAACGCCTCTACCATGTCGCAGCGGGTGGTTCAGTTCCAAGCAGTGCTGCAACTCTCGGCTGGCGCACCGCAGATTTATGACCTCCCCTACCTGCACCGTCAGATGATTGAGACGCTGGGCGTGAAGAACGCAGCAAAGATTGTGCCTCTGGTAGAAGATATGAAGCCTGTCGATCCTGTGTCCGAGAACATGGCGATTATGAACGGTAAACCTGTCAAGGCGTTCCTCTATCAAGATCATGAGGCGCATCTGGCGGTTCACATGGCAGCTATGAAAGACCCCAAGTTGGCAGCAATCATGGGTCAGAATCCGGGCGCACAAGCACTGATGGCATCAGCACAAGCACACATCATGGAGCATGTGGCGTTTGCGTACCGTAAAGAGATCGAGAAACAACTGGGTGCTTCCCTGCCGCCGATGAAGGATGAAGGTGCTGATGCAGAAGACCGCACGTTACCCCCGGAAATTGAAGTTCAGCTTTCACAACTTGCAGCCCAAGCCGCAGCTAAATTGCTCCAGAAAGATGTGGCAGAGGTACAAGGGCAGCAAGCACAGCAGCAAGCACAAGACCCACTCATCCAGATGCAGCAGCAAGAGTTGCAAATCAAGATGCAGGATGTGCAGCGTAAGCAGAAGAAAGACATCATGGACGCTGCTGGCAAAGCCGACGAACTTAAACTTAAGGAGGCTGCGCTCGATGCGAAGCAGCAAGCCGATGGTATGAGGATAGGTGTAGAGATTCAGAAACACAAAGCGCAGTTAGCCACACAGCAGGAAACCGAGGGTACTCGCATGGGTGTGGACATCGCCAAGCATAAAGCGCAGATGCAGCAAGCCCAGAAACCACAGGGGACTAAACCACAATGATCGACAGCCAAACGCTTGAGTACATCGTCTCCAAACTCGATGAACGGCGCACAGAACTAGAGCAGTTTATAGGTCGGGGGCAGCTTGCCGACTATAGTGAGTACCACAAACTTTGCGGAGTAATTCAGGGTCTGGACTACGCAAAGCAAATCGTAACAGACCTTGCAAAACGTTTGGAGCAAGATGACGATGAGTGACGTAAACGTAGAGGAAACGCAGCTAGACGCAGCACAGAAAGCCAAGCAACTACCGGAGCCTAAAGGGTATCGCATCCTTTGTATGGTGCCGCACATTGAAGCCAAGTATGACGGCGGTATTCTCAAAGCGGAGGCAACTGCGGCGCGGGAGGAGTTGACTACTCATGTTCTGTTTGTTGTAAAGCTGGGTGATACGGCTTATGCAGACAAGGAGAAGTTTCCAACCGGGCCTTGGTGCAAAGAGGGTGACTTTGTTCTAACCCGTCCTTACGCCGGTACGCGTGTTCGCATACACGACAGGGAGTTCCGCTTGATTAACGACGATACCGTTGAAGGTGTTGTTTCTGACCCACGTGGGTTTTCCCACGCATAGGAGGTTATATGGCTGAAGCAGAGTACAAATTCCCAGATGAAGTGGAAGTAGAAGTAGAACCTGATATTAAGGTTGAAATTGTAGACGATACTCCCCCGCAGGATAGGAATAGGGAGCCTTTACCGAAAGAACTCGTTGAGGAACTTGAAAAAGACGATCTTGAAGAGTATTCCGATAAAGTAAAGAAACGCCTTGGGCAGATGAAAAAGGTGTGGCATGACGAGCGCCGTGCCAAGGAGACTGCATCACGGGAAAAAGATGAAGCTTTGCGCTTTGCCCAGTCTGCTCATGAAGAGAATAAGCAGTTAAAACAACGGCTTGGCGCGGGTGAGAAGCTGTTTGTTGAGGAAGTTACCAAATCTGCTAACTCCGAGGTTGCAGCAGCTAGGGAGCAGTTGAAACAGGCTTACGAAGCAGGGGACGCGGATAAGATTGCGGACGCTCAAGAGGCCATGACGGATGCCAAACTGAAACTCAAAGAATATCAACGCTTTAAACCCGCTTTACAAGAAACAGAAACGAGTGTAGAAAGGAAACCAGAACAGGCACAAACGCGTCAACAAGCTACTGATCCAAAAGCCGAAAGCTGGCGGGAAAAGAATACTTGGTTTGGCGCGGATGAGGAGATGACTGCCCTCGCATTGGGTCTGCATGAAAAGCTAGTCCGGTCTGGTGTTGATCCTCGTAGCGATGATTACTACCAGCGAGTTGACGAAACGATGAGGAAGCGATTCCCAGAGAACTTTGAGGAAGAGCAGACTCAAACGAAGGATGCAGGAAAACCTGCACCTCGCAAAGCAGCAAACGTAGTGGCTCCAGCAACGCGGTCTACCGCGCCAAAACAAGTTAGGCTTTCCGCATCGCAAGCTGCAATAGCTAAGAGACTTGGCCTTACCAACGAAGCGTATGCGAGAGAAGTGATCAAATTGGAGAACTACAATGGCTGAAAATCGTCTGGCTCGTGAGTTAGAAACTCGTGAAACTACGCAACGGAAACAACAGTGGGCACCTGCTCAACTACTGCCTACCCCTACTCCTCAACCGGGATGGGCGTTTAGGTGGGTACGGACGGCAATCATGGGGGTATTTGACCCAACGAATACGTCTGCAAAATTTCGTGAAGGCTGGGTTCCATGCAAATCTGAAGATCATCCAGAGATGCAGGTGTACGCAGACCCAAATAGTAAATTCAAAGGCAACATCGAGATTGGCGGTTTGCTGTTGTGCAAGATTCCACAGGAGTTCATGGATCAACGCGCAGCCCACTTTAGGAAGGCAAACGACACTCAAGTTGAAGCCGTCGATAACAATTTCATGAAGACCAACGACCCTAGGATGCCTCTGTTTGCAGAGCGTAAAACTACGACTTCCTTCGGGCGTGGGGCTAAATAACTTAACTTTTTAGGAGTTTTACATGGCTTATCCTACTGTTTCAGCCGCTTACGGGTTTCGTCCCGTAAACCTGCTAGGGGGGCAAGTTTTTGCTGGCTCCACTCGGCAGATGGCTATTGCGTCGGGTCACGCTACCAATATCTTCTTTGGTGATTGCGTGATCATGTCTACTAATGGTTGTATCAACAACAACACTGTTACCAATACTGGTACGGCAATTGTTGGTATTTTCATGGGTTGCAGCTACATCAATTCGTCTGGTCAGCGCGTGTACGGGCAATACTACCCCGCCACGATCTCCAACGCGGTTGATGGTGCGAATGCTACCGTTGCCTTTGTCGCTGACGATCCTGATCTGGTGATGAAAGTTGCCATTCAATCTGCCGCTGATGCCGCTCCGTCTGCTAGTCAGGCGAACCGTGCCGCTCTGGTGGGTGGGAACGTCGATATCATCTACCAAACGGTAAAAGG